TTGCCAAGAACATTACTAAATTGGCTCCTAACCATTAGAGTATAATTATCTTTAATCTGCTTCCTTTTAGTCCAATGCATCCCGGAATACCACTGATTTAAAGAGATCTTCGGAAGGTTCCTTAAAATTATTTTCATTTTTTTTTACAAATATAAGTATCCATATCGCATACTGCGTTTATATTCGCAGTAACATAAACAAACAATGAAGAAAGAAACATTTTATTTCAGCCACGACTATAACGTCAGAACTGATGAGAAGATTAAAAGCCTTATCCGGAAGCACGGAATGGAAGGCTACGGAGTTTATTGGAGTATAGTAGAGGATCTCTATAATAATGCGAACGCATTGCGAACGGATTACGAAGGCATTGCATACGATCTACGAGTGCATACCGACATTATAGAAAGTATCATAAAAGACTTCAATTTATTTCAAGTAAACGATCAATATTTTAGCAGCGTAAGTATAGCTAACAGATTAAGCCAAAGGATCGAGAAGTCAGAAAAGGCTAAAGAGTCCGCAAATAAGCGTTGGAATAAAAATGCGAACGCAATGCGACCGCATAGCGATAGCAATGCTATAAAGGAAAGTAAAGTAAAGGAAAGTAAAGAAGATATAGTTATAGATAGCAGTAAACTGCTAAACGTCTTTAACTCTATTTTAGGTAAAAGTTCAAGAGTCGTATCAGAAAAGGCTAAGACTCAGATAAAACAACGAATCAAAGAAGGATACACAAAGGAGGATATAGTCAAAGCGATTACTAACGCAAGTAAGGCTGCACATCACATCGATACAAGCTACAAGTATCTAACATTAGAGTTTATCACAAGACCGGATAAATTAGAGAGGTTCGCAAATATGGGGGAGTTTAGCATCAAAAGAAAATTAGTATGATAAAATCTAATAGCGAAATATTAGAGCAGCTAATGCATCTCTATAAGCACGGAATACCGGAAGGAAGCAAGGTAGGTTTAAGATCCTTCGATAAGCAGTTAACATTTGTTAAGGGAGGATGTACCGACATAACCGGGTATCCATTCTACGGAAAGTCACTATTTCTTAAAGAGATAATGATGGGGCTAACGTTAAACGAAGGTTGGCGGCATTGCGTTTATATGCCGGATGACGGAAGCGATACAGAGGTTATTTCTAACCTAATGCACAAACTAAGCGGTAAAACTTTTGACAAGGACTATCCTAACCATATTACAGAAAAGGAGATCGCCAAGTATTCAAGTACTATCTGCGATAGATTCAAGTTTATATCGGCAGAGAATAGTATAGAACCGGAAGCGTTTTGGAACTACGCTAAAGAGAGCAAATGTAATTCAGCCGTAATAGACTCTTGGAACTATTTAGCCCACAAGGGAGAGGCTACAAAGCCGGAATACCTACGCAAGATCCTATCTTACCGGAACCGGTTTATGGAAGTAAATAATATGCATAGCTTTATTATTATTCATCCAAAGAATCCGGATCCTAAACAAGTAAAAGAAGGCAAGGTAAGCAAGCCAAGCGTATACGATTTAATGGGAGGCAGCGAATGGAATAACAACGGAAGGAATATAATAGTAGTTCATAAGGAATCTAAAGACAACCATCACCCATACGATATTTACATCGACAAGGTAAAGCCTAAACACTACGGAACATTAGGAGATTGCAAGATACACATAGATTGGGCGAGTCAGAGGTTCTACGAGTTTAACCATATCCATAATACGAAGCAATACGCTTATGCAATAGAAGAGCATATCGAAGATCCTATAAATGACATATTCCACGTAACTAACGATACACCATTTTAATTATGACAGACAAAGAAGCAAAAGAATTATTAGCCCAATCCTCGATAGTTTGGAGGCAAGCGGATCGATCTATCCGGGAGATGAAAATAAAGCTATCTAAGTACTCCGGAGATAAGACAGAGCAGACCCAACACCTTTTAAACTTAGATGCTCTACTTAATTTATCGCATAAGCAAGCTATTGACATAGGAACCTACGAGGATCTTCTTGCTCAATACCTTTTTAAGATAGGCGAGTTGTCCGGGAGACTTAGAGATTTACAGAGAGAAGTAGATGTGGATAAGTTAATTAAGGACTTATAGCATAAATGTATAATCTTTGTATACAATGAATCAC